CTGCAAAGGAAAAGTATACCCAATGCCCATTGTACAGAAAGTTTTACTCTCTACAATGGTACCATCAGGCATATCCACGTTTGCAATTCGCGACTGGCTCAAAATCGAGTACCAATCAGGAGGAAACAAACGACGGACCAATGCATCGGTAATAGAATCCGATGCAGAAGACAGATCAGCAGTAACGTACAAACCATGTACGGACCCCTGACTGGCATAATATCTATGAGTTTGTTGTAAACTCTTGATATCGTAGCCATTCCTTTTTAAGCGTTTGCGTAACATCTCGCCTAAACCGAAGCTCATATAAGAGCCAATGGTTGTATTAGGCATAATTGCACGCAATGACTTAAACGTTTTCGGGACTAGCGTCAGCGTTAGCGAATCTACTACTTGGTAGGTGGCCGGTGCTTTACAACCAGCACTTTCTTTTTGCTCACGCCAATACTCTTGGACGCAGGCAACTTCGCTCATTTCTGAGTCGAACCAAGTAATTTGATTCTGAGAACCGGAAAGGGGCAATTCCCATCGCGCGGCTAAACTAGCCTTTCGCGCAGGCACCCCGATCGAAGCTCCACTTCCAAATCTGCAGAGGTTGCGATGTTCTTCATCGCTGTACTCACCCACCACGTGGGCAACGTAACGAGCCGCCAGTTCCAAAGTTAAGCTGTCTAATTCAGACAGTTGGCTAAGGTCCTGATCGGCAAGCCGATTCTGAGTGTCAAGGAAGCTAGTAATAGCTAATCCTCTTAACTCGTCGTCGCTATAGATATCATCCTGATATCTGTACCTCTTCGAAACCGACTGTAGCTGGTACGAGGCCTTAAATTCGGCTATCGATCCTTCACAAATCAGCGCAGATGACTCTCGACGGATACCCTTGATATCTCCACGACGTAATTCAGTCTGGAGTTTATCTGCAAAACAAGGGTCCGAAAGATTGTCTTGGAAATCCCTAACAAGAGTTAATGACACATTTGTCATCAACTTATCGACCGATTTTGTTTCGTCGGTCATGGCAGTACTGCGCATCCTTTTCACGTTACCTCCTATGGTTCTGTTAGAGGTAGCTTCAGGTTGTCACGAAAGACTTCCTGTAGCCCAGAAAGCATCCGTATCAGCGTCCACTAACATTTGAGCACCGAGTTTATTCAACTCGATGGCATCTGCTGCGGCCAGAGACGGATGCACTTCACGCTCGATACGGATAGTGTTGAAAACAACACGTCCGTCCGTAAGAACGATCGGCTTCGATAAGCTAATCGACTTCTTATCCTTCGAGTACGTTGCAGTCTTCGGATCAAGTGTTGGCGGTCTGTATTTCGCCGTAACCTGACGCCGTGTTTGATAATCGGCATCTGCCGGAATTATCAAATGAAGACCGTTCTGAATCGTGACGCCATCTTCGGCGAACACAAGGGCAGTACCACCACTAGGGGTTACTGTGGCAGCTGTGAGTAGAGACATACTTTTCAGTCCCATGGTTATTCTCCTTTTACATCACCTAATGTCGGAAACTACGAAGACCCTGGATGACTTTTCCAGAGCTAAGAGCAACCGCATCGGTCCATTGTTTCATTGACAGAGGTTTTACCGTCAATGAGGGTGTTAATGACAGAGTGGGATTCACGTACCGGTTGAGGGTGGTAGTCTTTACTGATCTACTCCCGACCGATCCGGTGAACAATGTCCCACTGATAACCCTCTGAATCGTTCCACCATGAATTTCTTCAATGGTTTCTCTCACATCGGATTGCCAGCTGCTCAAGACAGTAATGTCTGAGCGAGGCGTTAAAGCCTCGAGCCACGGTCCTACATTTGAAAACCAATCGACAACGAACGAGTACGGCATGATCTCCCATAGAGTCGCTGGTATAGCCCGGGCAGTCAACCCGAGCGCCTGCGATACTTCACCTCCTATACTAGAAGGCAAAGTCCTATAGAGAACACCCGCGTGGCTAGAAAACTTATCTGCGCCACCCCCCGTTCCGAAGGCACGGAAAACTCCGCCGCCTCCCACTTGCATGTCGTACGACCCTGTACCAATCCTGGTAACGGTCGACGACCCACGTGCTACACGGAATCCTCCATTGGAACGGTTAACAATGTTATTACCTTGTTTCATAATTTCTATGCCGTCCATCAACAAAGGCTTCCAACCGTAACGAAACTCAAGCCATGCTTGCGCATTAACCTGAACACCCGTTAAACGGTCGATGTTTCTTTTAAATCGCTTTCCCTTGAAGTCCATCATTTGGCCTATCAAAGAGATTGCCGATTTAAAAGGGTGCCTGAGCATTGAAACTGTTTTCGATAAATCGCTAACAATCTCACCGCCCATTACGGGGGATGCGTTCATCGCAGCATAGGCTCTTACGAGCGCTAAATCGCGACAACGTTGCTGGTCCGAACCGGATACAGCTCCCGCGTGATCCACCGCAACCATGCTAGCAATGTTTCC